TAATCATGGGATTGATCCAAAAGATTCAGTAGATTCTAACGTTCTTTCAATAATTATAGAGTTTGACGTTCCCAGCATGAACTTGCAAACTGAAATACAAATACAAGCCGAGGATGTTAACTAAATGTCAAAGAAAAACAAAAAACTCATTAAATATACGGACAGAGAATTCAACGATATTAAAGAAAGTCTAGTGAACTATGCGCGCCGGTATTATCCAGACATTTATAAAGATTTTTCAGAGGCGTCCTTTGGCTCTTTAATGCTTGATACTGTAGCATATGTTGGCGATATGCTTTCATTTTACTTAGACTACCAAGCAAACGAGTCCTTTCTCGACACAGCGATAGAATACAATAATATCTTAAGATTAGGAGAGCAAGTTGGCTACAAGCAGCAGCTGCGCTCCAACTCTTTCGGGCTTTTGTCAATGTACATTATTGCACCCGTCACGGCCGGAGGGTCTGCACCAGATACAAATTACATGCCTGTGCTAGCAAAAGGTAGCAAGTTTGCTACCGCTGCCGGACGCGTTTTTAGCTTGACAGAGGATGTTGATTTTGCCAACCCGGACAACGAAGTCGTTGTGGCCACGACAAATGCCTCCGACGGCAAGCCCACTTCGTATGCTGTAAAAACGACCGGCCAAGTCATTTCTGGAGAAGTTAAAACTGAAACAGTAAGTGTCGGAGATTTTGCAAGATTTCTAACAATTCCGCTTTCTGATCCAAATATTAGCGAGATTGTTTCTGTTGTAGACTCAGAGGGCCATGAATATTTTGAAGTTGAATATCTTTCGCAAGATACGATTTTTCGTTCGGTAGTAAATAAAGACCCAGAAACAAGAAGATACGTGCCAGATGTTATGGTCACCACTTCGGTGCCAAGAAGATTTACAGTTTTTAATAGTTTTGGGACAACGAATATAAAATTTGGTTACGGCTCAGAAGAAAATTTAAAAACTGACAATACGATTCATCCATCTGAAGTTGTGCTAAAAATGCATGGTCGAGATTATGAGACAGACGCTACTTTTGACCCATCGAAGCTAGTAGAGACTAGCAAGTTTGGCATTGCGCCAGCAAATACAAATCTTACCATAACATATAGGACTAATTCTGTAGACAATGTCAATGTCGCGACCAGGGCTTTAAGTGAAATAGTACAGCCTATTTTTATTTTTGGCTCAAATGCTACAAATTCATCAAAGATAAGCACTGTCAGAGACAGCATAGAAGTAATAAATGAAGAACCAATTGTTGGCGACGTGTCAATTCCAACGGTTTCAGAGCTTAAACAAAGAGTCAACGA